TTGAAGCGTATCACAGGAGCAAATTGTGTCAACAAAATTAAGCAATGTAGGAAAGTGCATTAGAATCGCACAAGAAGCCAAAGAAGTTAAAACCCGCCACATTTGCAGCGAGCTAGGAATTTGTAGGCAGCAGCTACAGCGGTGGCGAAGACAAGAAAATCTCAAGTTACATACTGTCCAGCAGTTTGCGGGTATTTTTGATATGTCTGTGGATGAGTTTATTACGTTGGATCAACGGGTTTAAAAAAAACCCCCCGCTGAATAGGAGGCCAGCGGAGGGGGTATTGCCATCAAGGGAGGTTGTGGCAATATACCGATGTGGACTCGGCTTGCTGATTATAAGCAACACTTACTTAATTGACAAGCCGTAAATATGCTGGGGGCGAGGCTAGGGAACCAGAGAACCCTAGAGGCGACGATACTTGTGAGTGCAAGTCCCCCCCGTAGCGAGAGCAGTTACGGGGACAAGATGACCAGATTCTATACAGCATAGCTTGCTCGTCAATTTTTTTGTTTACAAAAACAGGATTACCCTGTAGGGTTCGTATGGGAGGTGGAATATGATGTTACTTAATGACGGCACTGTTTATAAGCCAATACCGCAAGACGTAAGCAAGTGGAATTTACTTTATCCAGCGGTAGACGTAGAGCAAGAGTTGCGTGCAATGGCGGGTTGGTTAGACGCTAACCCCAAAAAGCGCAAAACTGCAAAAGGCATTAAACGGTTTATTAACGCTTGGCTTGCAAGAGCGCAGGACAAGGGCGGCTCTCCAATGGCTAGGGATGCTAAAAAGTCAAATAAAATTAGAGACATTAGCGCGGAAGATATGCTGGTAGACATATCATGGATTCCTGTTAACCAGCGTCCTGCTATGCGAGAATATTTTTTAAAAAAATACGGGAGGGTTTATGAGGGTTGAGTTTGACGGAGATCATTGGGACGTTAATGACAAAAAACAGCTAGAATTTTTTATTGCTCACGTTAAAACGTTATTTGCAGAGCATGGGCAGGTATCGTTAAAATGGCACGTTGGAGATCAACGAACTCGCCAGCAAAATAATGCAATGTGGCTTTGGCTTACGCAAGTTGCAGAAGCATTAAACGACTCTGGTTACGACATGAAAAAAACGCTCAAGCCACACATTGAAATACCGTGGGATAAAACATTAGCAAAACGGTTTTTGTGGAATCCAATACAAAAAATACTCACAGAACAAAGTTCTAGCACGAAACTAAAAAAACAAGATATTGATAAGATACAAGAAACTATTGCTAGGCATCTTGCAGAAACAACAGGCGTAAGCGTAGCGTTTCCAAATAAGGAAAATTATGGAACACCCACTATTGCAGTTTTGCCAGACACACGCGCAAAAAAACGCGGTAACGCTAATAGAAGTTGAAGGTCTTAGTCAAAGAAAAGCTGCTGAAATTTTAGGGATATCAAGGTCTACATTAAACGATAGGCTTAGAAACGTAAAAAACTACGCAGCAAAAAGAGGCTACAGTCCAGACAATGACTGGAACCATCCAGTGCCAGACGGTCATAAAATTAAAGGCGTTTCTACGTTTTATGATGAGGACGGAAACCCTATACGACAATGGGTCAAAAGCCAAACAGATGAAAAACGTCAATTTGAAATTCTTATTGAGCGCATAGAAAAAGCTCAAGAAGGTTTAAAAAAATTCAAAGCAACAAAAAAGCCAGCTTTATTAGATGATAATCTTGCTTGTTTACTTACTATCACTGATTTCCATCTAGGAATGTACGCTTGGGCAGCAGAAACGGGCGATGATTGGGATATGCCTATTGCGCGAGGCGTTTTTCTCAACGCAGTTTACGATATGGTTCAAGCAAGTCCAAAAGCTGGTACTGGTATTCTGTGCCAATTGGGAGACTTTTTACATTGGGATGGAATGCTTGCAGTTACTCCTCAATCAGGTCATATTTTAGATGCTGACACTCGCTACGGAAAACTCGTTGAAATGTCAATGTCTGTAATGACAGAGGCCGTGAGTATGATGCTAAAACGCTACGGTAAAGTTGTTGTTTTGTCGGCAGAAGGAAATCACGATATTAGCGGAAGCATTTGGCTTAGAAAGCATATCAAGCACGTTTTTTCTAACGAACCACGAGTTGAAGTTATTGATAATGAGTTTCCCTATTATGCTTATTTGCACGGCGGAACGATGCTAGGATTTCATCACGGTCACAAGATGAAACTTGTTAATTTACATAAATTATTTGCCAGTGAACCTCGTTTTCGGGAAATGTGGGGTAAAGCTAATTACACTTATATTCACACTGGTCATTATCATCACGAAAAAGTTGTAGAAGATGGCGGGGCTATCGCAGAACAACATCCCACTTTAGCAGCAAGAGATGCTTATGCGGCTCGTGGCGGTTGGGTTTCAAAGCGCGGAGCTAAATTAATAACCTACGATAAACTAGACGGTGAAATTGGTCGAGTAACGGTAAGGCCAAGAATGTGATATTAATATTTGTAAATTTGCCTATGAAAGGACAAGTAGGGCTTTTGCCGGTTACTATTGGAGGAGCAATCACTAACATTACGAACAAAGCTCATACAGATGTTTATACAGATACATTTCCTGATGGCATAACGATTGACATGGAAATATCTGATTTTGTCAATTTATGGCAAACAGCCTTATATTACGAGGAATATGAAATTGAATTTACCCCAGAAGAAGTGTCTGACTTGCAACATTGATATGATCCCAGAGTTCCCTGAAAAGTTTAATTTCAAATTAGACGGGTGGTTTTGTTTAGGATGTGAAACATTTGACAAAGCTATTGGGCGCGAGCGTTTTTTTAGGAAGCATGATTTTGATAAATCCCAAACCACGAAAAAAGAAACTACAAACGTTGTCAAAAGTGAAGCAGAAGGCAGCAACGCTGTTGCAGAAGTTAGTGAGGATGAAAGCAGCGAAAATTGATGGCTCTTGTCAATGCGTTACTTGTGGGCGCGTAGATCATTGGAAATCAATGGATGGTGGGCATTTTATATCAAGGGCGTACAGTTACCACGTTCTTAGAGAGGAAAACGTCCACCCTCAATGCAAGCGTTGCAACCGTTTTTTTTCAGGCTGTCACGATGATTATAGACGCTACATGGTGGATATGTATGGCGAAGATTTTGTGGAATGGCTCACAGACACTAAACACACTGTCGTGAAATGGGATCGAACCAGCCTAACAGCCTACATTAGCTCTTTGCAGCAAAAAATAAAGTTACAAGAAACGAGGTTGTTATAACTAAATATTGCAACAAAAACGTTGCATATATGGGTGGATAGTGTAAGGTGTCTACATAGTAAAGCGTTTGGGAGGACGTACTATGTGGACAGTAACTTACAACATGCTAAGCCGCAATGGCACATTGCATAAAAACGAAAAAGAAGTAGAGCGCCTAGCAGATTTCAATTTATTTAATAACGCAGTCCATAGTGGAGCAGCAATGATTGTTGCTGTGCGTGACCCTTTGGGCAGACGGCATGACCGCAAAGCGGCCTACAAGCGAGGTTTTTAATTATGAAGCGACACGCAAGAAAGGCTTTTACGGAACTCAAGAACAAAGGCGTCCATGTGTTAAGCCCTGATCTAGAGTGGGGAGGACACTTTGCAATTGGCGCAGAGTGTTGGGGTGACGGAAGCGTGGGCGATAGACCTGACAGGCTTCTTGATTATTACGAAGACTACTTCGGTGAGCGCACGATTATTCCTGCAATTTTGCAGAAACACGGCCTCTTTTTTGAGTGGATTAACGCTGGTGTAGTGGGGGTATACGATGCTTGATCAAGAATACGGTTTTTACAAATTGTCGGAGGTAGTATGCAATTCATAACCTACAAAGCCTCATACGGTCATTATTGGGAGCCTGTAGACCATCCCTACATATTGATGCGCGAGCTTCGCAAAAAGCCTGACGGCGTTGATATGTGGGTCTGCATAGACCATCGCAGTTTTGGTCAAATAGTCGTAGAAGCAGGAACTCAAACTAAATGCGTCCAAAGACTTATTAAATACCTAGACAGCACTGGGTGGTCAATTAATTCGTAAAAAGTATGCAAAATTGTTGACAAACACTCAAAACTTGCTATCCTAAAAAAATGGAAAGCATAAAGCTGACCTTAAGGGAGATTATGATGAATTATAAAGCGTTTAAAGTTGCTGTTGTTGATGATGTTATTGGGTGGAAATCTTCTGCTGGATACCTTGAAGGGCGTATTACTAAGATCGACACTCGCAAGAATACTGCTTGTAAGAAGACTCTTAGTGATTGGGTATTGGTTGAGTTAGAACCTTACTTTGCTCGATACGAAGGTGAGACTGCTTACTTGAACGCTGGATTTTTGATGTCCCAAGCAAAAGTGAGAAATGTTATGGGAGAGCAACAATGACAACCGGACAAGAAATTAAAAAATTCGCTACTTATTGCGGCTGGACAGATCGAGAGCCTTTTGAAGTAGTGCGAGCAATTAGCGACCAGACAGTTGAAATACGAGCTATGGATGCCGTAAGAAATCCAGATTGGAAGCCAGAGTGGGTTGTAGGGGGATTTTTTGGAGTGTGCGTAAATGACAAAGAGCAGCGCTGGATAATTACTAGCAATCCAGACAACCCTGTAAGCCGCATTCGCTGGAGCAAAGCAAATCAACAATGGCAGAAAGGAAAATATTGCCGATTTTACATGGCAGATAAGCCTTGCAAATATTACGACAACAATTTTTAGGAGATTAATGATGAGCCAGAAAGCTAGAATTCTTAATTACCTCAAAGTAGGCCAAAAGCTCACAAGGCTTAACGCATGGAATAATCTTGGAATATTAGAAGCCCCTGCGCGAATAAGCGAGCTACGCGCTCAAGGCCACCAAATAAAGACAAAAATGGTTTCTGTAGACAATCAATATGGTGAAACCATAAAAATTGCAGAGTGGTATTTGTAAACACAAAAACTGATTGTTTTGGTATAATAGCGTTTACAGTCTAAAGGAGACTGATAAATGAGCGTCAAAACTGTTGATGATTCAATGCTGAATTGCTATATTGAGCAACGGTATCACTGGAAAATCCTTCCCCCCGATGTTGTGTATTCAATGGCTGTAGAATTAAGCAAGCTTCGTTATGTAAACGCGCAAAAAGACAAATTTATAGGAGATATGCTTGCTTCAGAAAACGTTGACACCCAGCTTCGCTTGCAGGAAAGATGAGCAGGAAATAATTGTTGGAATTTTGCGGTTAGCGGGAAAGTTAGCCGCAGAGCAAAATCAACAGATAGCCGTAACCAAAATGTACGGCTTAGTTCCTTTGGCGGCAGTAAAGCCACAAGAAGTTCTTGAAATTGTCTCACCGCCCTTAATTTAAAGGCTATAAATGAATCTGTCATACAAAAATATTTCAGACGTTAAAGAATACACTCGAAACCCACGCCAGCATTCAGAACAACAAATACAGGAAATTGCTAATAGCATTGAGCATTTTGGCTGGAAAGCCCCTATTCTTATTGATAACACCATGACCATCATATCAGGACACGGCAGATATAAAGCCGCTATGCTTTTGGGAATGAAAAAAATACCTGTAGTACAAACAGGCGAGTTATCGCAAGAAGATAGAGCGGCATATGTTATTGCTGATAACCGCCTTGCTGAAAAATCCTCATGGAGTGTTGATCTTTTGCAGATGGAGCTAGACGAATTACAGTCTTTGAATTTTAACATGAGCCTCACTGGTTTTAATATTGACATGCAGATAAGTGGATTTGAGCCGCCTATTTCTAATGATGAGTTTGAGGTGGAAGACGGCTCAGAAGAGTTAATTGATAAAGCTCCGCGAAAAAAAACTGATGAAGGCTATGTTGAGTTTGCAATTGTCATGCTAGAAGAAAACAAAAAAATGCTTATGGCTAGACTTCAAGAAATTAAACAACAAGAAGGCGTAGTCAGCTATGAAGAAGCGTTAATGATAATGGCTTTACAATAATGGTAAAAATTCATAAAAAAAAATACCAAGAGCAAAACGTTTATGACGCCGCTTTAGAGCGCATAGAGCATCTGTATAACACCTATGATGACGTAATAGTGTCATTTAGCGGAGGAAAAGACAGCACCGCCATGTTGCTTTGCACTATTGACGTTGCAACCAAGCTAGGAAGGTTGCCCGTCAAAGCCGTGTTTTATGATGAGGAGGCAATACACCCTCCAACGATTGATTATGTAAGGCGCGTAGCACAGTCCTCAGAGGTAGAGCTAGATTGGTACTGTTTGCCTATAAAACATCGAAACGCTTGTTCTAATAGTCAGCCGTTCTGGCATTGCTGGCATCCAGACGAAAAAGATATATGGGTCAGAGACCTACCTCCAGAAGCTATTACAGATCATAAGCGATTCGTGATGGGTCAGAGTATGCAGGAGTTTGGATTAGCCCACTTTAAAAACACGAACAAAGTGGTAATGCAAGGCATTAGGACAGAAGAAAGCATTCGCCGTTACCGCGCTGTCGCAATGAAAAAAAATGAAAACTACATATCAAAACCAAACAAGGGAATTTATTTTGCTTACCCCATTTATGATTGGTCGTCCAAGGATGTGTGGCGACTAGTAAAAAATAAAAATGCAGATTACAATAAAACTTACGACATTTTTAATCGCACTGATCTATATGGCTCGCTGTTAAAGCAACGAGTTTGCCCGCCTTTTGGCGAAGAGCCATTGCGCGGCTTGTATTTATATAGTGAGTGCTTTCCGGAAATGTGGGAAAAAATGATTTATCGGGTTGCAGGAGCGGCTACTGCGGCAAGATACGGCAACACGGAAATGTATTCGCAAGGCTATAAGCCAGAGCACACTTGCTGGAGAGATCACATTAAAAATGTGTTAGATCAATTTGACGGGGACAATAAAAATCTAGCAACTAAAAACGTAAACGCGGCAATTAAAGCGCATAAAGCTAAAACAAATGACCCAATACCACAAGAACTCGCACACCCATTAACGGGAGTGTCTTGGAAGTTCATTTCAAAAATTGTTACCCGAGGCGATTTTAAAGGACGAGTCCTACAAAACTTATCTGCTGAAGCAAGCGCTAGGCTAAATAGCCTAGGAATGACACAGCAACAAGCCGAAATGCTCTATGGAAAAAAACAGGAGTGAAGCAAACTGCGGCGGTTACGACAAGGCGTGGGAAATTTTAAGCGGCATTGATCCGCAATATCACAGAGGCATGTTTGATGCATGAAAGCCAACCAGTTAACAATGTCCAATGGATAGAGCGCGATAAGCTTAAGCCTAACGGTTACAACCCAAATCGAGTTGCAAAGCCTGAAATGAAATTACTTAAAATTAGTATTTTAGAAGACGGCTGGACACAGCCTATTGTCGTAAACTCCGCTTATGAAATAATTGATGGATTTCATAGATGGACAGTAAGCGGTGATAAAGAAATTCAAAAAGTAACAGGTACGCTCGTTCCGGTAGTGATGACAAAGCCAAATAATGAAGCGCACCAAAAAATGAGTACAATTAGGCATAATAGAGCGCGAGGAACGCATGGCGTTTTAGATATGTCTGGAATCATCCAGTCAATGATTGATGACGGCCTTTCAAAGCAGGAAGTCATGTCGCGTCTTCAAATGGAAGAGGAAGAAGTTATAAGGCTTGCCGCTAGGGTCGGCATACCAAAAAGCGATCTTATTGATGACTCAGAGTTTTCTAAATCTTGGGGGGTATGAAAAATGGGAATACATAACACTAGATACGGAGCGCATTATTGGCAAGCAGGAGAAACGTCAATATATGAATCTGCAAAAAATGACCTGTATCGATATACCGCGTTTATTGGAACGCAAGTGTTGCCAGTAATTGAAAGGGGCGGTAGCCGCATGATGGTAAGTGAAGATCGCGGTTCCGTAAAATGGACGGCATCAACAAGCTCGTTTGCTAGTGAGCACTTAGCCGTTCACATCGCAGGGTATCAGTGCGGCTACAAAAAAACCTCGCTAGGGGAGCGGGTAAATCTGCCTTACGTTAATGGCTGTGCTACTAGACAGCTTTTTGCGCCAGAAAGAATTGGCGATCCCACGTTTCAGCAACTTACAATGCCGCCTTTTACGAGCGAGCAAGTTCACCATATTCACCCTACAGCCCGAGTAGTTTATGTTTTAGAGGGGAAAGGCTGGAGTATTGTGGGGCAAACAGGAGACGATGAAGAAACTGAGCTTGTGGCAGGGATGACCTGTATACTTGAGCCTATGTGCCCGCACCACTTCAGAACGGAGGAAACTCCACTCACCGTTCTGCCAATCCATATTTTTAGCTCTACACCGGAAGGCATGGAAAACAACCACCCAATGTTTAACGGCACAAAAGAGGTGTAAGCAAAACGCAAGACGAGGAAACAGTCAATGGCAAGGCCACTCAAGGAGATAGACTGGAATGATTTTGAAAAATTATGCGCGATTCAGTGTACAGGAGAAGAAATAGCGGCATTCTTTGATATAGATTACGACACATTAAACGCAATTTGCAAAAGAGAAAAAAACAAGGGTTTCTCGGAGTATTTTGCACAAAAACGCCAAGCAGGAAAAATATCTCTTAGAAGGCGTCAATACCAAGCCGCTCAAGAGGGCAATAGCACCATGATGGTGTGGCTTGGCAAAAACTGGTTAGGCCAGCAAGACGCTCAAATTGTGCAAGGCGATATACAGATAAAAGGGTTTAGAGTCGTAGAAGATGATATTGGAGACAACGGGAAGCAAGCCGCAGGTTGAGTTTATTCATCATTCTGCGCCGTTCCCAGCCTTCGTAGGCGGCTTTGGCTCTGGCAAAACTCATGCTTTAATTCTTAGAATCCTTACTAAAGTGTTCGGGGATGGGCGCGACCTTGCGTACTATATGCCGACATACGGGCTTGTTAGGGACATTTGCTATCCTCGCTTTGAGGAAATATTAGGCGGCTCTGGAATCCCTTTTAGGATAAACCGCAGCGAACACGCCATTTACGTTAACGGCAAGCGTATTATATTCCGCACCTTAGACAACCCTGACCGTATTGTGGGATACGAAGTCAGCGACTCATGCGTGGATGAGCTAGACACATTGCCATTGGTAAAAGCTAAAAGAGCATGGGAGCAAATCATCGCTCGTAACCGCCAAAAGAAAGAATTTGGTATTAACACGGTTGCGGTAGGCACTACGCCAGAAGGGTTTCGGTTCGTATATGAACGCTGGAAGAAAAACCCCTCCCCAAGCTATGCGCTTATTAAGGCTCCAACCGCATCAAACGCTAAATATTTGCCAGCAACTTACATAGAAACGCTCACAGAAACATATTCAGCAAATTTACTAAAAGCCTATTTAGACGGCGAATTTGTGAATTTAACGAGCGGAACCGTATATTCAAGCTATATAAGAGACGAATGCTACAGCGATCAAGAATACATTATGGGGGAAGCCGTATATATAGGATGCGACTTTAATGTTATGCAACAAGCGGCCACTGTTTTTGTGCGAAGGGGAAGCGAATTGCACGCTGTCCATGAAATGGTTGATATGTATGACACTAGAGATATGATCGATTGCATCAAATCAACTTACCCAAACAGTCAGGTCATTATCTATCCAGACGCTTCTGGCGGGGCAAGGCATAGCTCTAACGCATCTATCAGTGATATTGCTCTATTACAACAAGCAGGGTTTTCTGTTCGGGCAAAAAAAGCTAATCCAATGGTAAAGGACAGAGTAATGGCAATGAATAGCGCCCTTGAAAAAGGAAAGGTAAAAATTAACGCCAAAAATTGCAAAAGAGTTGCCGAGTGCTTAGAGCAACAAACGTACCTCAACGGCATTCCTGATAAAACCACGGGCTTTGACCATCAAAACGATGCCACAACGTACGTTGTCGCGTATGAAATGCCTATTGTTAAGCCAGTTGCCAATGTCAACATCGAGTTTGCGTTGTGATAAACTGCGCGTAGTTTAACGGGGATACATTATGTCAGTTGAGAATCAGCACCCAGAATATCAATTATATGCCCCTGTATGGGCAAAAACTCGTGATGCAGTAAAAGGCGCAGTTTGCGTAAAAGAAAAGCGACATGATTATTTGCCTGTTCCTGACGCAGAGACACACGATGACGCAATGGGAGCAGAGACTTTACGTTATAAGCAATATCTTAAAAGAGCAGTGTTTACTAACTTCACAGGCAGAACAAAAAACGCTCTAGTCGGCGCAGCTTTTCGCAAAGAAATGGTTTATGAATTGCCAACATCTTTAGAGTATTTGATAGAAGATGCGACAGGCGATGGTTTAGGAATAGAGCAATTAGCCAAAGACGAGCTTTCTAATATTTTAGAAACAGGGCGTGGCTTTTTGTTAGTAGATTACCCGCAAGTAGACGATGAATTGTCACTAGAAGATGTGACAAATTTGCAGTTGAGGCCGTCAATAATTCCCTATAATGCAGAGCAGGTCACTAACTGGAAAACGGATGTTGTAGGCGGAAGAAAATTACTGTCTATGGTGACGCTAGCAGAGCAATTTAATACTGACGAAGATGAATTTGGGCATGATTCAGACACGCAATATAGGGTATTAAGGCTGTCTGCAGCCGGATATAGTCAACAAATTTACAGAGACAACAAGCCGTTTACAGAAGAAATTTTTCCAAAAAAATCTGACGGAACAACATGGAACACAATACCCGCTATATTTGTAGGGTCAAAAAACAATGACAGCACGGTAGATGATGCTCCTCTGGCAGACATAGCAGACGTCAATATTGCTCATTATCGCAATTCAGCAGATTACGAGGAATCGTGTTTTATTACAGGCCAGCCAACATTGTTCATAACTCATTCACTAAACCAAGATCAATGGCAGGAATACAACCCTAAAGGCATCAAATTAGGCTCTAGGGCTGGTCATATTTTGGGTGAAACAGGCTCCGCAACGTTGTTACAGCCGAACGCCAATCAGCTTGTGATGGAGGCTATGAAAGCAAAAGAAAGTCAAATGGTAGCAATTGGGGCGCGTATTGTTACAGACAGAGGCGGTAATGAGACAGCAGAAGGCGCTAGAATACGTTTTGCATCAGAAAATTCTGTTTTAGGCGACATAGTAGGCAATCTAACTTCTGCTTTAGGC